CCCCGATCCTTCACCAGCCTCACCGCCTCAAGCTTGAACTCGCGGCTGAACTTCCTTCTCTGCATTCCAATGCTCCAGTTCCGTTAAACACCTTATCTCGGTGTCCACGAAACCGGCAGCAGGCCACTATTGGGAGAGCCTGAAACAACAGGACTACGACCGCCTCATCCAATCGACCGAGAACAAGGCCGGCGAGTTTTCCGAAGACCCGCGCATCCGCGCCATCATCGGTCAGGCCAAGACGACCTTCGATCTCAAGGCGCTCATTGCCCAGGGCGGCGTGGTGGTGCTCCGGCTCCCGAAAGGCCAGCTCGGCCAGAAGACCACGCTCCTCGGCTCGCTATTCCTCGCCTACTTACTGTCGCTGGAGGGCAGGGGCCTGTTCCCCTTTCACGTCTTCATCGACGGCGTCCACCACTTCGACACGCCGATCGTCCGCCACCTGCTGGAAAGCCGGTACGACGTGACGGTGACGCACCGCTACCTGGGGCAGCTGACCGAAGAGTTGAAGGTGGCGCTGCTCGGCAGTGCCGATCGGCGCGTCATCTTCCGCACCGGTGTCGAGGATGGCGCCTTCCTGGAGCGCACGATGCCGCACGACAATACGCGGCCGTCGCTCCACATGCTCGGCAATGGTCAGATGATGACGGTGGAAGGAAATACCATCGAATGGCACGATCGTCATCGTCCACTTCGTCGTGGAAATAGGCGTCGGCTAAACAAACTTGTCAGCCAATCCAAGCGGCGATACGGTCGTGATCTTGGGGCAAAGGAAAGGACTTAAAGTACCAACCTGGGAGGGCGGAAATGAGGGTAAGCATCGAGCACACGGAGAAGTCGCAGGGGCTCATTTTCAAGAAGAAACTCTACGGCTTATCGCTCACGGTGACGTTCTCGGAGGAAGAAAAACAGGTCATCGAAGACCGGAAACTTCACCGGACAATTATCATCGAGCGCGGCCCGCCCGCCGATGTTAACGCGGAGAAGCACGCCAACCGGGGGCTGGCCGCGAAGATCGCCACGGCCGCGATCAAGGGCGCGGACGCCAACAATTTCCATCTCACCATCGGCAAGCTCTTGAAGGGCAAGGACACCTACTTCCTGGACGAGGTGGTCGAGGCCAAGGCCTACGAGGAGGAGGTCCGGGACTCGATGCACAAGCTCAAAAGCTACATCACGCTGAGCGAGGGGATCGAGCAGAAGTCCGACAGCTTCGAACTATGAAGGACGATTGGGGAGCCCTTATCAGCTTCGCCGTCTTTGCCTTCGCGCTAGGCGTCCTTTGGGTGGCTTTCCTGATGACGCCCGTATTCTTGGTGGCCGGCGTTCCGGTGGTGGCGTACCTCTACCACCGGAACTCCCCCAGGACGAAAGAGAAGCTGGCGCGGCAAAGGACCGAGGCGCTGTACGAACAGGCCAGGGCCATTGCGCCGCCGAACGTGGACGCGCATGCCGATAGGCTATTCGACGCACTCGATGAAACGACCAGGGACGTGGCCGCCGCCATCTACAAGTTGGAGGGCATCGACCCGCCACCCCCGCTCCCGCCCATCTGCGACAGCATCGAGGGCGCCCGCTATCGGGACCGGCTCATCAAGTACATCAACACCGCCCACGATCAGACGGTGTCCGACGAGTTCGTGGACGCGCTCATCGAGTGCATGCCGAGGTTTCCGCCGAGCGAGGGGATATTCGAGGCCACCGCGACGCTCACCGGGGATGAAGTGGAACGCCTCATCGCGCCGTTCTACCGGCATGACGACTTCTTCAAGTCGCTGAAGAAGACGCTCGACCGCAATCTGACGCACCAGAAGGACGTGATGCCGAGCGACTACAAGGGCGACAACGTCACCTACGCTTACCTTCGCGATACGCCGCTCCTGGACCTCGAAACGCGACGCTTCCGCATCGGCCTCAAGGCCCGAGCCGAGCACACGCAGGTCATCGCGGCATCCGGTTCAGGCAAGACCAGCCTCCTCCAGTACCTCATCCATCACGACCTAGACGAGGACTGTTGCGTCATCGTTATCGACAGCCAGAAGCAGCTCATCGACACGCTGGCCAAGCGGGCGGTGTGGACCGATGATATCGCCTACTTCTCGCCGCGTCATAACCTGGGCCTCAACCTGTTCGACATGCCGGTCCAGGGCGAGCAGGAGATCAATGCCGTCATCGACCTCCTGGAGTACGTCTTCGCCGGGCTGATGGACGCGAAGCTAACCACTAAGCAGGCCACGCTCTTCAACTACGCCACGCAGCTGATGATGGCTTCGAAGGGGAACCTGTCGTCGCTGCGCCGTCTCTTGCGGAAGGACGGCGGGGTGATGCCGTTCGCCACCCATATCGAGAAGCTGCCGCGGAGCGCCCAGGACTTCTTTCTTAGCGAGTTCAGCCAGAAGGGATACGATTCGACCAAAGAGGAGATCATGTGGCGCATCGATTCGATGCAGCGGAACCCCGCCTTCGCCCGCATCTTCGACGCGCCCAAGAACCCGGTCGACATGGCGTACGAGATGCGGAACCGCGATCTCATCCTGATCGACACGGACGTGGGCTTCCTCGGGGAAACCGGCTCATCCTTCTTCGGCCGTCTGTTCATCGCCCTCATCCTCCAGGCGGCTCGGCAACGAGTAGCGTCCGGCGACGTGAAGCGTCCGGTGTACCTTTTCATCGATGAATGCGCCGCCTATCTGGACGCCCGCCTGGAGACGATGATGGTCCAGGTGCGCAAGGCCAATATCGGCGTGACGCTCGCCCACCAGGACCTCGATCAGCTGCGGAAGGCCGGCATCTTGAACACGGTCCTGGGCGGCACAGCCACCAAGTTCGCCGGTCGGCTCTCCGACGCTGACGCCCGCGTGATGGCGTCGAACATGCGGACCAGCCACGAGTTCCTGCAAAACCTCCCCCGTTACCATTTCGCGCTCAGCCGGCTGGGCGAAGCGACGGCCGACGTGTCGTTCAACACCTGGACATATGAGAAGGCGGATAAGCGTACGGACTACGAGGGCATGGTCGCGGAGATGGAGCGGCGGTACGGCTACACCCCGCCGCCACCGGCGCCGGAAGTTGCGCCGCCACCGCTCGATCGAACGGCACCGGCACCAAGGCCGGCCCCCAGACCGAAGGCCCCGAAACCAGCGCCTCCAGTGGATGAAGAAATCCGGCCAACGAACAAATTGTGATATGATTTCAGGCAGTTGCAGGGGCGCTTATTTCTAATCACCGCCCCTCATCGCGAACGTGGCGCTCGCCCGCGAAGCCACTATCGCTGCTTCTATGTCAAAACCCATCGGACGCGGCTGGTTCCATGAGAAGCCGCCCGTCGAAGAGCAGATCGACCTCAAGCCGACCGAACGCCAGGCGCGCTGGCTGCGGTTCTTGCTGCTCCACGGGCCGCTGCCGTCGTCGTTTCTGTTCGCCCTGGAGGGGGAGAAGTCAGCCACCGAATTGCGGTCAGCTCAGCTTCCCCTTCGCCGCCTCTGGCAAGGCGGTTTCATCATCCGCCCGCATCAGCAGCGCGAGACCGAGAACTCCAACTACAACGAGTACGTGTACGACCTCTCGGAGCAGGGAAGGCGGTACCTTCGCGACCAGGGCCACTGGATCGACACCGTGCGCCCGACCGGTCCATGGGTCCATCAGCTGTTCGTGGCGACCGTCACCGCCACGGCCGATATCTTCTGCCAGCGCGAGGGCTACCGCTACATCCCGCCGCATGAATATCTCGGTGAGCAACCTGCGACGGCTAAGGTGCCGTTCCATTGGGACGGGAAGGCCATCACTTTGTCTTTGGCACCCGATGCTGTCTTCGCCATCGACTACGGCAAGAGCTTCATCGCCTATGCCCTGGAGGCCGACCGGGACACCGAGATCAGCACGCCGAGGAGCCGCAATAACCCCTACCGGAAGAGCGACCTCCGCTCCGTGCGCCAGTACGTTCAGTTCATCGGTCAGAAGCAGTACAAAACCGCCTACGGCCGCTCGGCCATGATGGTCCTGCTCTTCATCACGGCGAATGAAACCAGGAAGGCGCGGTTTCTCGATGTGGTCGCGGGCGAGATGTCGCCGTGCTCCTTCATCGCTGCCGGCGTCGTCCCCGAGTTCGGCAAGCCATGGAAGCCGCCGCGTCCGCTATTTCATCTGTTTGACCAGCCGCTCGACCGCGCCGGCAAGGACGGTTTTGTCATAAAGAAACCCGCCTAGTTTCCTAAGCGGGTAGTTGCGGTCGGGCTGGGAGGGATGCCCGCCGGTCAATCATTGCATGACCGTTGTATTCCTTCTCAAGGAACAACGGTCACTGCGCCGATATCCAGTCGGTCGCCAGATCGGCGACCTTCGCGAGTACCGGGAGGTCGGCGTGCGAAAAGCTGTCGCCATCCTTCCAGTCGCCGTTGTCTTTGTACGAGCGGGTGAACGTGGTGTTGTAGTGCGCTTCGTTCTTCCAGATCGTGCATTTGACGTAGCCGATGCGGATGGTATGCGCGGGGCCGTTGCTCTTTGCCGGCTTTCCGTTTGCCATTGTACTCTCCTTCTCCAGTCACTTGCTGGGAGGGAGAGGCGGCGAAATCCTATTATGTGGCATAGTGAATGAAGCACCGTTCCACGCCTTCCCCTCTCAGCAAGCAACTTTCGACTTGGCATCTATCAGGACTGGCGACAGATACTATCTTAGATGATGTACTGGCCTCTGTGTGGGAGTTCAACCCATACACGCCACTTAGTAGCCTAGGACTAAGTGCGTCACAGAAGTCAATACACCATCTCTCCCGCTCCCTACGCCCGGCATATCTACCGAGGCGTCTAGGATGTAAGACACCAATGGCCAAAGCCACAGGGCGTAGGAAGCAGGATATCTGGTATGATTATATCAGAAGTACAAACCCGTGGAGGTAGCGATGGGGAATGTTCCCTATTTGGATTTTCAGGCCATCAAGCGCTCATACTCCATGGAGGAGATCATGGCGCTGACCGGCCTCGCGTTTAAGAAGGATGGAAAGTCATTCCGATGCAGCTGCCCGGTCCACAAAGGCGGGCCTCGCTCACTGGTCGTGTCGCCGGCCGAGAAGGATGACAAGGGCGACACCGGGGTGTTCTTCTGCCACGCCGCGAACGTCGGCGGCGACCGGGTGGCGCTCCTGGCGCACGTCCGCGACGCCAAGCCCTACGGCATCTTCAAGGAGCTGGCCGAAAGCCGGCCGGCCGAGACACCAAAGGCGCCGCCACCGGCGCCCGCAACAGTTCCCGAAGAGAAGGAGAAAGAAGCAAGGGGGACTGGCCTGCCACCCTTGCCCTACCTGGAAAGCGATCACGACGCTGTACGAGCTATGGGATTTCGACCAGACATCGCCAAAGCTCTAGGCATCGGGTTCGCGCCTCGCGGCCTACACAAACAGCGTTTAGCTGTTCCTCTGCGTTTAGCAGACGGCCGCTTGGCTGGGTACCTCTCCATTCCGGCGACTACGAGTGTCCAGCTCCCGCCGAAGTGGCATCTTTGAGCGCTTTCGGGCGCTCTTTTCTTTTGTGCTTAATGCCTGTGGCGAAAAAGTGACCAACGGAGAATTGATTTCTACTCACCTTTCATCATCGCGCATCCCAGAACGTTATAGAGCAGCATGCCAACCTTAGACGGCAGAATAATCCCGGAATAGCGTCACCTGGCCAACGGAAGGAGATCCAAATGGCCAGACGTAGGAGAAGGAAAGCCGGTGCGGTCAAGAAGACGTACCGCCGCGCCAAGCGCGCTATCAAGAGCGTCACGCCGTTCGCTATCATGCGCCGCACTATCAGGCGGCACGAACGACGCGGCTTGGGGTGCTAGCCTCTACCGCCTTGTAGTTATGAACCCCGGCTCACGAGGCCGGGGTTTCTCTTTGCGGTATAAAGTAGACCGTAAACACAAGAAGTAGCTCCGAGCTTCATTAGAGCCACTGAATCGGCGTCTGAAAACTAGACCAAAAGTAGATGGTACAATGGAGGTAGTTCCCACAGGAGTACCTTCAAATGAACGGATTGATGCTACACGTCGGCGCTGCCGCCGTGGATTTCGACCAGCTTCGCGCGGTCAACACCCCGGAGGCTACCGCCACCCACGTCCCGCTCCCTCACCACCATCTGGTGGAGATGGTGCGGTACGCTCTCGGCTTCTACGATCACGAGATCGTGGAGGAGCATCATGCTCTGATGCCGGACGGCCAGCGCTACTTCGGCCTCATGTCGCTCAAGTCCCCGTACGGCGACTACATCGACACGCTCGGCCTGCGCAACTCGCACGACAAATCCTTCCCCGTGGGCCTGGCCTACGGCGCCAGGGTGTTCGTGTGCGACAACACCAGCTTCATCGGCGACCAGGTCATCAAGCGGAAGCATACGGTCAACGCCAAGCGCGACCTTCCGGGCCTCGTCTCATCGGTGATCGAGCCGCTGCGGCTTCGCCGCGAGGAGCAGCATGCCTGCTTCGAGCGTTACCAGCAGGCGGAGATCGCCGACGAACTGGCCGATCACGCCATCATGCGCATGTACCGGGAGGGAGTCATCAACCTCACCCGGATCGCCGACGTGAACTCGGAGTGGCATACGCCGTCGCACGACTGGGGCAGCAAGACGGCCTGGAGGCTCTTCAACGCCGCCACGTTCGCCTTGAAGGGCAGGGTGGCCGAGAACCCCAGCGTCACCGCCGACCTGCACAAGGTCATCGACGGCGTCTGCGAGCGGGTCCACTGATGAAGACCCAAGCCCAGCTCGCCGCCAGGCTGATCGAGCTGGAGGACTTGATCCTTCAGCTCGACAGCACCTTCGCCGACATCGAGACCGCTCGCCGCAAAGGCTACATGGCCCGCGATATGCCCAGGCTTCGCGCTGAGGCAGACCACATTCGCCAGGAACGACGGGAGAGGTAGATGCTCCAGAACGCGCGTCGCAGATATATGCTCGGCGTCTTCACCGTCGAGCGCACGCCTAAGGGCTGGCAGTTCTGCCGCTCAGGGCACGAGAAGGATAAGGACGCCTGGTCGCGCCCTTACCGTAGCATCGCGTCGGCGACACTCATGGTGGCCCGCCAGCTCCGCAAGGAAGTGGAGCGGCGGGATGCACCGTACAATGTCGATTGATCTTGACCCCGCCACAGTGCGGGGTTTTCTTCGTGTATCTCAACGCGGGGGTCATTATGCGCACATTTCTCTTGGCCGCAATCTTCGTCCTGACTTCTTCGCTCACGTCAGCCGAGGAAAGAAATATAGCGCTCCATGGGCATACGTACGAAATAGATATTCCCCCGACCTATGTTCTGCAGCCAGGCAGGTCCGCCAACGATGGTCTACACTTCCTATCGGCTCAATTCGGCTACCTAGCAGTCAATGCGTGGAGTCTCGAAAAGCACCTAGAGTCATGTGCGAAAGCAGGCCCAAATTGTCGTACCGGCGCAAAGACAATGGATAAGTACCTGATAGACAAGCGATTTGCTCGCGACGTGCCAGGGGTAGAATTGACCTATATTGGCGGCCGTTCGGCGGAAGGCGCGTCGATGTACCTGATTTTCGGTTTGATCGCTCGCACCAGAAGCGTCGTCTTCATAAACATGATTCACGCTAAGGAGCACGGTCAAATGCTCGACGACGCTAATATGTCCGCTTTCACAGAGATCGCCGACCACTTCTTTCGTCAGATCGAACTTGGCCGGCTGTAGTAGGTGTACGGTGCGAGAGAAGTGGCAGGTGCGCTATCCGCTCGACCTCACTTTGGGCAACGGCCGGCAGGAGTTCGATTCCTTAGGATCGGTGAAAATCCGGCGTGACTGGGTCTGGTGACCCGGCCGGGATAGTTGTGGTTCGAATCCGCACGCTTCCGATGCTACAATTTAGGACGTATGGATATTGTCTATCCGTTGAAGCGCACCGGCTTCAATCGTGAACTCCGCTATTCCCTCCGCTCCCTTAGAAACCTCCCGCACCGCCACGTTTTCATAGCCGGGGATGCGCCGTCGTGGGTTCGGAACGTGATCCACCTACCGGTGCCGCAGCGCGGCACCAAGTACCAGAACTCCCGTGCCAACATTCTCACCGCCGCTCGCGATCCCCGCGTCTCCAGGGATTTCATCCTGATGAACGACGACTTTTACGTGCTGTCGCGGCAGAAGACTGTGAAGCCCATGCACATCGGAGACATGGATGCCTTCATGGCGACTTTCCCGTTCCGTGGAGCCTATTGGGATTTGATGGTGAAGACGCGCTTGCTCCTCAGCGATCTCGGCATCGGCCGGCCGAAGTTCTACGAGCTCCACGTACCCTGCGTTTACAACAGGAAGAAGCTGCTCGCCATGGTGGAGCGGCTGGATGGCCACGAGTATATGATGAGGACCGTATACCATAACCTTTATGGCTCAGGCGGTAGGGGGCGGGATGATGTAAAGAAGCACAAGCGTGCCCAGGAGATCGTGGAAACGGACTACCTGTCATCGTCGAACGGAATGATAAAGAAGCGAGCGTTCAAGGCATGGCTCAACGAGCGGTTTGGCGAGGTGTGCGAGTATGAGGCGTGAAATTAGCGGCTCAGTCAGTCGACGCTTGGGCTATTTTCAATTATTGTGGGCATGAGATATAGTCTACTTGCCCCGCAGCAACCGTAGGTTTTGCAATGGCGAAGTCGAGATTCCGCCCGCTCCATGATCGCGTCGTTGTCCGACGCGTAGAATCCGAGGAGCGGACCCGAGGCGGCATTATCATTCCCGATACCGCCAAAGAGAAGCCGCTCGAAGGCGAAATTGTTGCGGTTGGTTCGGGTGCCCGAGACGAGACAGGCAAGCTTGTCCCGCTGGATGTCCGGTCGGGTGATCGTGTCCTCTTTGGAAAGTGGTCTGGCACAGAGGTGAAACTCAACGGTGAAGAGCTCCTTATTCTGAAGGAGTCCGACATCATGGGGATAATCGGGGGAGGAGGGAGGGTATACCTACGAGGCGGCGGCCTCGCGGGTGATCCCGGGACTGGCTCAGAGCCTCGACCGACTAAGCGCCGGCGCAAGTAGCTTATGCTTTCCAGCCTGCCCAAGCTCGCAGACCGGGCGTTCATCATCGGCTTCCTGTTGCCGGCGGTGCTATTTCTCGTCGGGTTCTACGTCGTCTTTTCTGACATCGAGGCTGTTGCCAAGGCCGCGGAAGCAGCGTTTGCAAAGGAAGCGCTTGAAACTTTTGTCTTCGCGGCCGTCGTGGCTTGGCTCTTGGCGATATCGCTTTCGATTTTAAATCACGGCCTCCTCAGGGCTTTTGAGGGGTATCGATTTCCCATCCGCCGGTTCAAGGCGAAGCAGATAAAGTCCTTTCGTGAGATCAACGCTAAAATCACCGAGCTAGATAAGCAGTGGAGCGACATGGGGCGTGCCTTCCCGGCCGAAAAGCAAAAGCAACACGCCCTCCTACTGCGTGCATTCGTAAGCACTTTCCCCTCGGAAGAGCGACTGGTGCTCTCAACTCGATTCGGAAATGCAATTCGAGCCTTCGAGGACTACTCACGAGCCGTTTATGGAGCGGACAGCATTCCTCTTTGGAACCATCTTGCCGCCATACTGAACGATCGCTTCGCACAGGAACTCGAAGATGCGCGTACACATGTAAACAGCCTCATCAACCTGTCGTTTCTTTCCGCAGTTATCTCGTTGTTGGCCATCCTACGTTTTCTTCTTGAACTGCCTTGGAGCACGTCTCCTTCGCTCTATTGGCTGATTGTCGCTCCATGGTCATTACTCACGATATTTGGTGCGGGGGCTGTGATTTCGCGACTGGCATATCTATTGGCAATAGAACGTGCGATCGCATGGGGCAGCGTCGTAAAGGCAGCGTTTGATTGCTTCCTACCTGAGCTGGCAGTGAAGCTTGGCTACAATTTGCCTGATAGTCCTAAGCTGCGACGTGCTTTCTGGAATGAGTTTAGTAAGCAGGCGATTTTTCACTTGCCGCTAAAGCGTGAACGCTGGCTGGCGAAGAAAACTCCCACAACAGCCGCAAAACGGCAATCTGCAACGTCTAAGGCAAAGTCACAAAACCTAAGAAGTAGGGGAAAATAGTACCTTACGGGGGAGCGCCGCATGGTATGCTTTTGGCATGGCGCGGCCAACGAAATACGACAAGCGCTTCATAAAGAACGTCAATGACTATCTCATTGACTGCGAGGATCAGATCGAGGAGTATCACCGTACGCGCGGCGAGAAGTCCGATACCTATGATCGCCTGGTGCACGTGAAGCTACCCACGGTCGAGGGTTTCGCTCGATACATCGGCGTGAACAAGACCACTCTCTACGAGTGGGCTGATCGCTACGCCGCATTTTCCAACGCTTTGGAGTTGATCGTTTCGGTTCAGAAGGACCGGCTCATCAACCACGGCCTGTCCGGTGACTATAATCCGGTGATCGCGAAGCTAATACTTTCCGCCAACCATGGCATGAGCGAGAAGTACGAAGTGAAGGAGCGTCACACACTAATTCTAGATGAAGGAGAAACAGGTACGGTTTAGTGACCTCGCTCACTTCACCGCAAAACAGAATAGCGCCGACCAGCTCGTACAGAGCCACAAATACGTCCTCTATGGCGGCGCCATGGGCGGCGGCAAGTCGTACTGGCTGCGCTGGCAACTCATCAAACTCCTTCTTCGCTGGGCCAAGGCTGGCCGCACAGGAGTCATCGTCGGCCTGTTCTGCGAAGACTATCCGGCGCTCAAAGACCGCCACCTTTCCAAGATCGGCAAGGAGTTCCCGTCGTGGATCGGCACCTATCACGCCGACCACAAAGAGCACGGCCGCTCATTTATCCTGAAGCCGGAATACGGCTCCGGCGTCATCGCCTTCCGCAACCTGGACGACCCGTCGAAATACCAGTCAGCCGAGTTCGCCGCCATCGGCATTGATGAGCTGACCAAGAACCCGGAGGAGGTGTTCGACGATCTGCGCACCCGTATGCGCTGGCCTGGCATCGTCGACGTGCGCTTCCTCGCCGCCACCAACCCAGGCGGCATCGGCCATGCCTGGGTGAAGAAGAAGTGGATCGAGGGCATCCATGAGGAGAACGAGCTGGAGGCCGACGAGTTCGCCTACCTGCCGGCGCTCGCGGCCGACAATCCACACCTCGACCCGTCCTATCTCCGCTCACTTTCCGGCCTTCCCGAGGATAAGCGCAAGGCCTTCCTCGAAGGCGATTGGGATATCTTCAAAGGGCAGTATTTCAGCGAGTGGCGGAAGGCGCTGCACGTGGTGGAGCCGTTCAATCCGCACGAGTTCTGGTACAAATTCGTCTCGATCGACTACGGCTACGACGCTCCCTCGGCCGTGTACTGGCATGGCATCGACGGCGATGGTGTCGACTACGTCTACCGCGAGCTGTACCGGAACAAGCTGACCTACGAGCAACTGGCGGCCGAGATCGTCGCCATGACACCGGCTCACGAGGAGATCGCCTATTGGGTGGCGGACCCGGCCATTTGGGCGAAGAAGGGCGAAACCGAATTGTCTGGCATGGAGTTGATGTACAACAAGCACCGGGAAGTCACCGGTCGCGGCATCAACATCGTCAAGGGCAACAATGACCGCATCAACGGTTGGAACCTGCTCCGCGAGTACCTGAAGCCGTTCCAGCAGCAGCACCACATCATCGCCAAGCTGCAAGTGTTCTCGACCTGCACGGAGCTGATCCGCACGCTGCCGTCCCTCATCTACGACAAGCACCGCGTCGAAGACCTGGATAGCGACGGCGAGGACCACGGTGCCGACAGCGTCCGCTACGGCGTCATGTCCCGGCCGCGCAAGGCACCGAAGGCGGTGGACCCGGTGACCGCTATCCTTGCCCGCCGCAAGGCCCCGTCACCAGCTGGAATGAATGTGGAGCTGGACTAGGTGCTATAATTTCCATGCATGCCTAAACGCGAATACGACCTCATCAAACAGATACGCGGAGAGATCAGCGACTTCTATTCAAAGCGCATCCCCATCACCGTCGTGCCGGAGGATCAGGGCCGCGGTGAGTTCACCTACGAGTTCTCGCAGCGCGAGACGGTCGGCCTGATCGACCTATACTACAACTCCCAATTCCGCTCGGGGAAGTATGACCGCGAGGGCCGACAGAAGATATTCCTCAACGTCGGCAAGTTCCGCACCGACGTGGCGGAGATGCAGATCGACATCGACATCGCCGACTACCGCTTCCTGCCTGATTCCTCGGACCTGTGGTCGCCCTGGCTCATGTCCCGCGACTTCCACCAATGGGCGCAGGACCATGACTTTGCGCAGACTATCAACAGCTTCGGCGCTGACCTCCCGCGCTACGGCACATGTGTCTCGAAGCGGGTGGGCAACGATGTCATGCGCACCTCGATCGGCCGCCTCATCAACACGCAGAACGCCGAGAGCCTGAAGAAGGCGGCGCTAGGCGGCGGCTTCGTCATCGAAGCGCTTCAGATGACGCCGCACGAGATGGAGCAATATCCGGATTGGAACCTCGACGGGCTCCAGGACAGCGATCTCCAGGGCGCCGTCTACGAGCGCTATGGCCTCATCTGCCCGGCCCACATCAAGCTGGCGAAAGACCAGGAGCCCGAGGAGGGCGATTGGGACGAATGGTTTCTCGGCCTCTCCGTCATCACCACCGACATCCAGAAGAAGGAGAAGAACGGCGCTTTGGTTTTCGCCGAGAAGATCGACGAGAAGGATTTCCCGTACGAGGAGGCTCACTGGCAGCGCCAGGACGGCCGCTGGCTAGGCATCGGCGAGATGGAGAACCAGTTTATGAACCAGCTGGCCGCCAACGTCTCCATGCACCTGCGGCAGAAGTCCATGTACTGGTCCGCGAAGAAGATTTTCACCAAGACGATAGCGGAGGGGCCGAACAATCTGGCCAAGGACGTTGCCGATGGTGGTGTCGTCGATCTTGGTGCCAACGGCTCCATGAACGTCGTCAACACCAGCACCCAGCATCTCGGCGACTTCAATTCCTTCGACAACCGCATCGAGGCGAACGCCGACAAGACCTCCTTCACATATGAGGCCGCCACCGGCGAAAGCCCGAAGGCCGGTACGCCGTTCTCTCTCCAGGTGCAGCTCGATAGGACACTCCAGAAGCACTACGGCAAGAAGCGCGAGAACTTCGGCCTTTTCCTCAAGCGCGCCTTCTTCAATCACCAGGTCGAGATTTTCAAACGAAAGAGCCGCAAGGCCCACACGCTCACCTTCGCCTACACCGACGACGAGGCCGAACTGCTGCGCGAGGCGATGGTGCTGGCGCACGTCTCCGAGCGGAAGATGAAGCACCTCTTGGCCGGCAAGGTGAAGCTGAAGGCCGAACTGGAGGCTGATATCCGCGAAGAGCTGTCCCGCTCGCCGTACCTGATCGTCGACATTCCGGACAGCTTCTACGACAACGCCAAATATCACACGAAGCTCATCATCACCGGCGAGGAGCAGAACGTCGGCGCGGATATGCAGACCATGGTGACGTTGTGGCAGACCTTGCAGCAGGCGGGCGACCCGCGCGCCGAGAAGGTGTTGGAGCGCATCATGTCGTTTACCGGACAAAACCTGCGGCTCCTCGCCGGCGCTCGGCCGGCCCAAGCTGTGGCACCGGCCGCTCCCGCCGTGCCTGCCAGCCCCGTAACCCCACAATTCAATGCTACAGCGCAGTGAACATGAGCAGCAGGTATTCGCCGCGTTGGCCGAAGGCAGCGAGGGAACGGTGCTGCTTGGCTACCTTCGCCGCCTGGTCGCGCACGTGACCGATGCCCGGCAGATCAAAGAGCAGGGCGGCGATATGAACATCGCCATCGAGGCGGCGGCCCGCGCAGCTGGTATAATCGAGGAGAACCTTATCGAGCCGTTGTCTCGTGTGCAGCACCACCAGGGCGAGCACGAGCCGATGGACTAGCCGTTTTGTGGGAGTCCGGCAGAACAACCACGTTATGAGAGCGAGCCCGCGCTTCACCAAATCGGGTTAATACCTTTTAGCGTTTATGGAAGAAGAGCAAAACGTCCAGGACGAGCACGTAGAAGAGGAAGTGGAAGATGAGGAAGAGGTAGAGGAGGAGGACCCCGAAGAGGAGCCGGAAGGCGACTCCAAGGGCGACGACCCCTATGCCGGCCTCTCTGAATCCGACCTGAAGAAGCGTCTCGCCAAGGCTGAAAAGGCCATTGTGAAAAACAAGGGCAAGCAGCCGAAGGAGCCCAAGGCTCCCATTACCAAGCAGCCCAAAGGCGATGAGATCCCCGAATGGGGACAGAAGATCATCCAATCCGAAGAGAAGCGGTCGTTCGGTTACGAACACCAGCTCTCCCCGGAGCAGGTGGACGCCGTCTTCCGCTATAACGGCGGCAAGGCACCAGATGAGAAGTTTCTGGAGCGTCCCGAAGTGAAAGCGATGGTCAAGGCGATCGGCTCGAAAGACCGTGTCGCTCTCAACACCCCTAAGGGCGGCACCGGCGTCGTGTACAAGGGCAAGACCTTTTCGGAGGTCGCGTCCGACGAGAAGTCCTCAACGGCCGACAAACAAGCGGCATTCGAGGGCGTCCGGAAGAAGCACGGCGTCGGCTAAACCATCTAACCTAACGTGGCATTCGCATCACCCACCGACGCCTTCACCAAGGCGAACATGGACCCGTTCATCAAGGAGGTGTGGTCCCCGATCATTCACGATCTGAAGCAAGCTCAGATGTCCATTCTGAACTTCGCGCAGGACCTGTCCTACCTCCTGTCGGACGGCGGCGACGTCATCAACGTCCCGAACATCTACACCAACGTCTTCTCCGTTCAGACCCAGTCTACGGAGGGCGCCGGTGTCGTCGACGAGTCACCGGCACCGGCCAACCGGACCCTGACCGTCGACACCCACAAGTACATCGCCTTCGTCATCGGCAAGAAGACGATGAAGCAGATTTCGAAGCTGTATCCGCTCAACCAGAAGTACGCGGAACAGGCTCGTGACCTGCTGATCGCGGCGGTAGAAACCAGCCTCTTCGCGCTCGTTTCTTCGCTCACCACCACCGATGTCGGCAGCGGCACCACCGCCGTTTCCGACCTCACGGTGCGCTCGGCGATCAAGACCCTTACCAGCACCGACGGCTCGGTCTTCGAACTTTCGAAGATGGGCTGGTTCTTCCACCCGACCGTGTACTGGATGCAGCTTCTCGGTATCTCCAAATACTACGAGAAGCAGAAGTCCGGCATGCAGCCGGTGAAGGACGGCAACTTCGGTGCCGGCGCGGTGTCGGAGTCGTACATGGGCCGCCTCTACGGCATCCCGTTGTACGTCTCACCGCGCGTACCGGTGGCGGCAACCGTCGTGTCCAACATGCTCTTGCATGAGGACGCTTTCGGCTTCGCCATGCACACGGACGGTCAGAATGGCATCGACATCGCCACTGACTACCTCGTGCAGAACCTCGCCTGGCTTACCGTCGTAGATATCATCTACGGCGTAGCCTGCCTGCGCACCGGCGCGGGCGTCACGGTCCTCGCCGACGAGGAAGAGACCGTGGCCGACGACGAGAGCTAGTCTCTCACCGGTCGCTGACCGCCCTCCCATCCATTGCGGTTGGGCGGTCCGCAATGGAAACGACCGGCAATTATCCACCGTTCAGCATCACACCATGATTTATCTATTCCGCAAGTTTAACGGCCAGATCACGATGGCCACCGGCGCGGCGGCCTGGGAGCTGTACTCATCGGATGGCCAGTGGAAGCACCGGCCGCAGTACCTTGGCGCCGTCACCGAGCAGTTCTATCGTCAGTTGAAGGCGGCGCTGCAAGCGCAGGTGCCGATAGACCCGGCCCTCTATTCAGCCGTGAACAAGGGCGACCAGTCCAAGGACGCGCCGCTCCGCTCGGCCACCAGCAAACGCCGGAAGCTGGAGGCGACGCTATATGAGGAGCTGGTAGCGGCGGCCGACCGCACGGAGAAGCCGCGCAACATGAACGTCATCAATCGCGACGCTTTGAAGCCGCACGAGCAGAAGGCGCTCGATAAGCTTATCGCCGGGGCATGAACAAGCGCACCCGAAGGATCATCCAGGAGATCAATAACTCCGTCCCCAAGGAGCTGCGGGAACGCCTCTTTCAGCGCGTCTTTGTGGCTCCGGACCTGCGCCTTAGCGTCCGCGAGGCCGCGAGCGCCATGCGGGAGGAGGCGGAGAAGATGGAAGAGAGCGTGCAGCGCCGGAAGCTCGTAAAGGAGGCTGACCGCCTCCAGAACATGATCGATGCCGGCTACTACGACACCACGGAGCTGCGCGTAGACCAGGAGGTGGCAAAACAGATCGACGCCTGGGTGAGCCAGGAACTGGACAAGGCCATTGCCGAGGGGCGCATTCCGCACCCAAAGCATGACCGACAGTACCAGTCATTTATTCGTAAACTAAAACAAAATGGAAAAAGAAAACAACAAGGAGAAGGGGATCAAGAGCCCGTTATCGGATGAGGTAGTGCATGAGGCCGAGTTGAAGGCCGACGCCGCATTCCAGATCGACAGTGGTATAATGCAGAGGAAGTTCGCTCTTGCGTACATGCAAAAGCAACTGGCCGAGCTGCCCGTTCCGGCCGAGGATGCGCCGGAGAAGGACAAGCAGGCTTACGCGCGGGAAAAGGTGAAGATCGACGCCATGGAGGCGGAGATCGAGCGCCAAGAGGAGTACCGCGAGTTTATAAGAGACACCATCCACGTATGAGGAAGTTTCTATCACATAATCTCACCAGCCATATGGCAAAGCCAAAAGATGACGCAGTCGTGGTCGTCCGTTCGGACGGCAAGGAGTTCCTTATCAAACGCGACCTCGTGGCCGAGCATGTCAATCGCGGCTTCAAGGTGAAGAACGAGGCCGACATGCCGAGCGAGGAGGAGTTGAGCAAGGCGGTCGGCTACGGCGGGCCGAAGCCTGATGCCGACAAGGGTACCACCGGCGAGGGCAACCCGGAGGGCGGTGACGAGGCTACCGTTCCAGAAGAGAAGCCGAAAGCCAGAACGGCGAGCAGCAACAAAGACTTGCGGCGCACGCGAGCCAAGCGGAGATAGTCTTACTTGTAGAAAGAGGGCGCGTACATTCGCGCCCTCTTTTTCGTCTCGACGTATCTCGCGCCAGAAAATAGGATAGAGGCACTGGTCGCTTTGGGAGGGACAAATGCTGCCGCTTCGCTCTATCCTGGTGCTCTTACTTCTGAGCGTTCCTCAACTCGCTGCTGCGCAGTCTGAGTGCGACGCCGCACTTGTGCAGTCATCCTACAAGAATCTGTATGAATACCAATCGGACTGGCGCCTGGCGAAGTACGTCACCGAGGAAGTTTTCAACGAACGGAAGATGTCGGCGTCCGCCGAAGGCGAGTTATTTGACGTCCCGCTAAAGGGATCATTCGATGACTACAAGGCCGCTCAGCAGAGGTTGGAGCGGCAACACAACGAGTCGATGTCACTGGACGAAGCACGCAACATCTTCTGGACAGGCTTGGATGAGAATGCAGTGACCGCCTACACCGCCTGTTTGGACGCCATTGCGAATCGCGACGGGTTGTATCTGCAAGTAGTCGCGAGCGATGATGACACAGTGATCGTAATGATCAGGCTTGATCTGCCTGGTGTTCTGGAAACACAGCTTAGTTGGACCGAGCCTGTCGTTGGCGGACAGACACTCATCACCACCGTTAAACAGGGCACCACTAACGTTTCTATACCTCGCACAGGTCAGCCAGTTGTGCTCGCGGCAAACATCGATCACTACGCCTCCAATACGGTTACGGTGCTGCCTCTAGTGCAACCGATCCGGAAACCCAAGGCACCGTGCCTTTTCGAGAACTCCAGTGGTGAATGTCTCGTTTGCGGAAGCACTTGGAACCAGATGTTTAGCAATGGAACGAACCACCGTTTCTACTGCCCTGGAATGCTATCCGGTCAATCGTTCGTCTCAAAAACGAAGGGTGTCGTTCGCCCTCCAGCGGGAGGTTCAAGCTTGTCGGTCCAGCTTAGTATGACTTATCCAGATGGGACTGAAAGCAGCCCCCTTGCCATACATTCAGACACGTACCACGCGCAAAACTTCGCGATCCAAAGCGGGATCGTTGAAGTGCCATCGATGCCGGTTGGTTCTTCTTTCAACATTATCTCATGCAGTGCGAATGTAGCCGGCGGTTGCCTATCGTACGGTCGATGGCAGATATGCGACGTTAGACACGGGTGCGAGTGGATAGAGTGATTACGCTGTTGTAGAATTGTGGGATCGCCGGAGATAGACGGCGATCCGAGAATGCAATTCAACTCACACAGCGACAACCAAGACATCGTCTCATATGTGGTCGACGCGACCGGCCTTAACCCCGTCGCCCACCTGAAGCAGATAACCCGCGCCGCCAACGAGGCACTGCGCATAATCTGGTCCTGGATATTCGACGCCTACGGCGGCTGGCAGTTCGATGACGGCAACCAGGCCGACCTCCCATCCGCCACCACCGCCCTGGTCGCCTCGCAGCAAAAGTACACCCTGCCTTCAGAAGCCATCACCGTGCGCGACGTTTCGGTGAAAGACCCAGGTGGCCAGTGGCGTGACCTCGATCCCGTCACCCTTGAGGAGATCACGGCAGGGCAGGCGGAGGAGGAGTATCTGTCCACTCCCGGCTCGCCGATCCAGTACCGCGTCATCGCCGGCATCGTGAAGTTGTATCCCGCGCCAAACTACGCCCAGGACGCCTCTCTGCGTGTCCGCTTCGATCGTGGCACTATCCAGTTCGTGTCCACCGACACCACGAAGAAGCCAGGCTTTGCCGCCGAGCTGCAAGGCGCTGTCCCGGCCGGTGCTTCCTACTTCATTGCCAAGAACAAGAATCACAAGAACGTGCGGCTCCTGGAGCGCGACTGGTTCCAGTATGAGGACCGCATCAAGTCGTTTTATAAGCGGCGCTTTGCCGAGCTCAATCCGCAGAAACCCCGCAGCGAGTTCACTGACCCGCTCGCCGAGGTGTTATAATTTCGTATGCCTATCGCTGAGTGGACGAAGGATGCACTACCGGGAGGCGCCTGGTTTGCCGGCCAGCCCGTTATCACTGCGGGTATGGGCAGCCTAGACGGGCTTGTGGTGCTCGCTGGTCAACTCGGTCAGGTTTCCGAATGGGAGCCTGATACAATTTAGTATATGAGCAACTTATACCCTGAGAATTTAAATACGCACAAGAAGGATTGGGGCAACACCACTCCGGTTAAAGATACGCATCCGGAGGAGCATAACGACATTGCCGCCGCCGTTGAGGCGCTAGAGGCAAAAGTAGGAGCCAATAGCTCTGCTGTTCAAACGTCCCACGACTATAAGCTGTCGGAGATCACCGGCGACGACAAGGCGGCGTCGAAGGAAGCTACGGAAACCGCTTTGGCGGAGCATATTGAAGATACTGAAAATCCTCACGAGGTGACGAAGGCTCAGGTCGGGCTCAGCAACGTCGACAACACCTCCGACGCGACCAAGAACGTCGCGATGGCGATCTTGGAGAACAAGACGATCGACGCCGAGGACAACCTCATTGAGAACCTAGACACCGACAACTTCGCCCCAGACGTGGTCGACGATGATGGCTCGATGTTCGCAGACAGCGCCGATCGTATTCCGACGCAGCGGGCAGTCAAAGAGTATGTGGACGCAAATGCCGGAGGAGACGGGCTGGACCGTCAGGTATTTACGGCCAGTGGAACTTGGAACAAGCCTGCGAATGGCGATGTTGCTTTTGTTCAGGTGTGGGGCGGAGGTGGCTCAGGAGGCAGACGTGGCGGTTCAGGCGGTGGCGCCGGTGGCGGAGGTGGCTCATACATCGAGGCCTGGTTGCCACTGAGTTCCCTTCCATCAAGTGTGGCTGTAACGGTTGGTGCAGGTGGAGCGGGTAGAACTGGTAACTTTGAGGCGGGAGCAGCAGGTGGTAGTAGTTCCTTTGGCGCATATTTGACCGCCAACGGCGGTTCAGGTGGCCAACACGATGGAACATCGGGTGCAGGTGGAGCGGGCGGTAGCACTGATTCAGCCGGAGGGTTTGCGGGAGGCACCGCAGGCGCACCAAATGGAGGCACTTCGGTGTACGGTGGCGGTGGTGGTGGTAGAGGCTCTAACCCAGCAGGTACTGGCGGTTCATCAATCTATGGCGGGGGCGGAGGTGGTGGAGGGCATTCTAGTTCCGGTGCGGCCGGTGGCGCTTCTGGCGCTGGAGGCGCTGGAGGCGCTGGAGGTAACGGTGCTGTTAGCGGTACAGCGGGTGCTACTCCTGGTGGGGGAGGCGGTGGTACTTCAACAGGTGCGACATCTGGAGCTGGCGGAGGCGGCATGGTCATCGTCACCGTCTTCTAGTTTTGTATGTTCAAAAATGGCGTTCTCACCATCGACTACGACACCTGGAAAGACGGCATAGCGTCGTCGCCTCTTGTCGGATGCGGGGATCTCCGAAACGCCGACATTTTCAGCCAGCGTGGCGCGCTGCTTTGCGGTCTCAAGGCTGCCAAGGAGAGCGGCCCCACGATCGTCGCCCTCCCACGCTACATGCGCCACGATGAGGAGAACGACCGTGTCTTCATCGGCGACGCGGACGGCAACCTCTACATCCGTTCGTCCGGGGGCGGCTATTCGGTCACCGGTTTTGAAGACGCTGGCGACTGCCAGGGTTTGGAGTTCTGGCGCGGGCATGTTCTCTACGCCGACACCACTCAACTGCTCGCCTACGACCCCGACATCCCCAATTCGTATGGTGACATCGAAGAATTTGAAGAGGGCCAGCGCGGCGTCTTCGACCTGCCGCACGTCGCGCATGTCGGCCAGGACGATGTGATCTGCTTCACCGACGGCCGCTACATCGCCTCGCTTCAGGAAGTGCCAGGCCAGGTTTTCGACCCTGGCAACACCGACACCTATACCTGGAATGCTACTGCCCTCGACCTGCCGGAAGGCTACATCGCCACCACCCTGACCGAGATCGGTACTTACCTGCTGATCGGCACTCGCTTCGGAGCGGCCACTAATCGCGGCAACCGTGCTCACGCCTTTCCGTGGGACCGCGTCTCGCCATCCTTCAACATACCGCTCCGCACCAAGGGCAACGGCATCTGGCAGGCGATCGAGAAGGAGAACGTGGTCTACACTCTCGTCGACCGTGACGGTCTGAAGGTATACGCTTCGAACCTCACCGCTATCGAGATGCAGCGGGAGTTCAAGCGCCTCGGCTTTTCATACGACCTCAATCCAGACGCGGTGGAACAGGTCGACGACGAACTTCTGTTCGGCGTCGGCGCCGCTGACAGCTCCAGTCACAGCCTCGGCATCTATTCGCTTCGCGACGGCGCCTTGCAGCTGCGGCACACGCTCTCTTGCGGCGAGACGGACATCGAGATCGGCTCCGTCCTCAATCTCGGCAACGGGACCATTCTCGCCTCCTGGCGCAACAACAACGACGGCAACTGCGGCGTCGATGCCATCGGTCCTCATCGCTGCACCGGCTACGCGACGGTCGTGGAGACGCCGCTCTTCACAGTGGGCACCGCCACTGAGGCGCAGGCCTTCAGCCAGATTGATATCAATCTGGCGAAGAAACTGGCGACGGGGCAGGGCGTCCGCGTGAAGTACCGCGAGCACCTGGACGACGAGTGGACCACGATCGGCACCTTCGACCACGCCACCTTCGGCGCCGTATCGAAGATGAACGCGGAGGCTAAGGTCGGCGACGTCTCCACCATCCAGCTACGCATCGAATTGACGGCGGCGTCGAATAGTACCGACAGTCCGGAGCTTCTTTCCGTCACCCTCTTCTAGTTATGACCACTTTCAACCCACAGACCGACATCGAGCAGCTTCGCAGGCAGCTCTTGGAGCACAAGCACACGGGGCTCGACAGCGCAAAGCTAGACAGCCCGATCCAGAAGCAAGGAAGCCTCACTACCGCGAATAATGCGGCGATCAACGACGTAAACCGCGACGCCATCATCGCCAACATTCGGGTACGTGTGAACGAGATCGAACAGGCCCTTATCAATGCTGGTATACTAAGCGAGTAGTATGGCTCGAACCGATACTCTGGAAAGGAAGGCAAACGACATCCTCGGTGGAAACGAGGAGAGTTCGGCGAACTTGGCCACGCTGCCGAGCTTTGGGGCGGCCAATCAGATCGGCGCCACGACCTTGTCCACACCGACTTTGCGCGAAGCACTGCCCGCTCCCCTGTCGGATTTCACCTCCTTCATCCGCTCGCTCACGCCCGATACGTCGGCGCTTGATCGGCGCGGGGAGAACTTGCGGGGCGACATCAGCGACACGATTGCAGCTATTGGTACCAAGGGCGACCGCCAGTTGGAGGTGGAAGGTGAACTCGGCCTGCCCGAGGACCGACAGCGGCTTCGCGAATTAAACCTCCAGGTTGCGCAACTAAGGGGCGAGTTCGACAAGGCCATCGTGAACGAGGAGGGCTCTGTACGCCCCATCGAGTTCATCACCGGCCGCCAGGACTTCTTGCAGAAGAAAAGCGCGGTGATGGTGGGCGCGCTCACGTCCGTTGCCCAGGCGCTCCAGGGCAATATCACCCTGGCCGAGCAGACCGCCGATCGCACCATCGAGCGCGAGTTCGCCGATGAGGAGGCGGAGTTGGCGCGGCTCCAGTTTGAATATACCGAAAACAAGGAGGCGCTGGAAAAGGCCGATAAGCAGGGAGCCGACCAACTGGCGCTCTACATCAACGAGCGCAGTCGTGTGCTGGCCGATCAGAAGGAGGAACGACAGAACGCTCTGGCCATCGCCCAACTTGCTGCCATCAATGGCGCGCCCAACACCGTCGTCTCTCGGATCGCCGGAGCACGGTCCCAGGAGGAAGCGCTGTCCGTTGCCGGTGGCTGGCTGCACAAATCATCGAGCAACAGTCCGGCCACGTTCACCCAGTCGCAGTATGCCGCGCAGGGCTTCGCCGACCGCGTGGCAGAGGCCAACACCATCATCAGCCAGATAGGCGACCAGTTCACCGGGACGTTCAGCAGTGTAGGGAGATGGCTTCCCAACCGCCTGAAGTCTGCCGAACGGCAGCAGTTCGAGCAGGCACAGCGGAACTTCATCAACGCGGTGCTCCGTCGCGAGTCCGGTGCGGCCATCGCCGCATCGGAGTTCGATAGCGCCGCATTGCAGTATTTCCCGCAGCCGGGCGACACAGAGGAAGTGCTTCTCCAAAAGCAGCGGAACCGCGAAATCGTCCTCAATTCCCTTCAGCGGGAAGGCGGCATCACGAAGCCGCTGGAGATCGGTCTAGACCCCAACGATCCTCTTAATCTCGGAATATGACATCGGAGCAATTCGCACAGCGCATCAAACAACAGTACCCGCAATACCAAGGCGTCGAGGACGCCGTTCTCGCCGAACGAATGATCGAGAAGTACCGCAGTACAAGGACCTCATTGCCTCCAGCACGCCGGAAAAAGAGATCAACTACCTGTCGCGCACAGTGAGCGTGCTCGGAGCCATCTTTGGCGGCGACAAGATCGGCGACGCCATCGGCACGCAAATCGCGCGCGTCTCACCCGCCGGTCGTGAACTGGCCGATCAGGAACGACGCGGCGTCGCTCCGGCCGGTTCGGTGGAAAGCACCTTTAAGTCGCCCACGGCCGGTCAACTGGTCGGAGACATTTTCCGCACCGCCGCTCTCGCTTCTCCACCCGGTCGCATCGCCGGTTTGATAGCCAGAGGCGTAGGTTCCGTCGGCCGAGCCGCGCGTGTCGCCGGCAACATCGTGGAAGGCGGAGTCACGGGCGCTCTTGCCGACACGGGCGTATCGATGGCCGAAGGGCGGGGGCCATACCTTGGCCTAGGCACCGCCCTTGGTCTTGGTATTCCCGCCGCCAGTCCTGTAGCGCAGGCCCTCAGCCGTGTGTCGCTACGATTGGCCGGAAAGGGTAGCGCGGAGATCCAGGGTGCGCTGACCGGCACTAGTGCTGAGACGATCCAGCAAGCCTTTGAGGCGGCTCGCACCGGCGGCAAAGACCTCCAGAAGTTCACGGCCGCCATGCGCGGGGAAACCACTCCGGAGGCGCTGGTGAACAGCGTGCGAGAGAACATCGATCGCATTGCCGCCCAGCGTCAGACGCTCTTCAAAGACACGCTCGCCGAGTTGTCCGACGCCACCGTCTCGACCGCCCCGGCCAAAGAGCGCTTCCAGCGGGAACTCCAGGATGCCGGCATCACAATTGACGAAGAAGGGCTCCTCGATTTCAGCGCGTCGAAGCTCCGCACGGTTCCCAACGCGCAGGCCAAGCTCCAGCAGGCCTGGAAGGAGATCGAGGCGATGCCGGAGATGTTGTCGATCGGCGACCTAGACACGACCAGACAGGCCATCAAGGGCATCAAGGCCATCTCTGGTGATGAGCCTTCCGCCAATCTGGCGAATATGCTCATCGACGATGCCGTGCGCAGCGTCCGATCGGCCGGCGAGCAGGTGGACGGCTATGGCCGGATGCTCGACAATTTCGGCGAGACTTCCGAGTTCCTGGACGAGCTGAGCCGCGGCCTTTCGACTGGCGACAAGCGCACCATCGATCAAACCTATCGGCGCATGGCCACGGCCTTAAAGACCAACAACGAGCAGCGGATGGCGCTCATCCGCGAACTGGATGCCATGACCGACGGCGCGGTCCTTTCGACGATCGCGGGACAGCAGCTCAGCGAGGCTTTGCCTCGTGGCATTTTCCGTCAGATCGCGGCTGCGATGGCAGCGGGCGGCGTGCTCACCGGCGGCCTCACCGCGCAAACTATTCCCGTGCTGGTATTCGCCTCACCGCGCGTCACCGGCGAGGTCGTGCGTGCCCTTGGTTTGGGCGCTGCAAAAACCGACCAGATAATCGAGGCCCTGAAGACGGCGAGAGGGGTGCTAACCAAGATCGGTGCTATCGGTGGCTCGGTCCAGAATGGTAGCGATCTTGAATAGAATGTATATCAGAAACAGTGAGGGTATAAGTCCCATACGCGAGTAGATAACCACAAGGCCGGCAATTTTGCAAACGCCGGCCTGATATCATAGTAGGGATGCCTGACGCTGAAACCATACGAATCATTGCTCAACTCGGTGGCACGGTGTTCGTGGTCTGCGTCTTTGTCGGCTACCTCGTGCATAAGAATGGCAAGAGCGAGAAGGCCATGCAGCGCGTGGCTGACAGCCTGAAGACCGTGAACGATGCCCAGGAGGTCCATACTCGCGTTCTAATGCGGATCGCGCAACAACATGGCCTTTCAGGTGATGCCGACGACCTGATGACCGGGCGGCGGTGATATAATATCTATATGCTATCCGCGCCATTCAAGGGAGCATACCCGTCTAGCATCTCGCAGGCCTACCATGATGCGCACCGCGCCTTGGACATGGTGTCCTATGCCGCCCCGTTCATTGGCGGCTACGGCGCGCCTCTTTGTGCTCCCGAAGAGGTTGAGATCATCCGCATCAGCGGCGATGTCCTCACCCCTGATGATTTCTCAGACGACGCGCTCGGCTTCGGCGTTTGGATGAAGGGCTTGGAAACCGGCATGACGCACTGGTTTCACCACACGCAGGTGCTTCTTCCCGTGAATGTTGGCCAAACCGTCAAGCGCGGCCAGATCGTCGCCTTCATGGGCAACTCGGGAGAGGTCTACAGCGGCGGCGTTCCCGTTCCGGCGGACCCGAAGGTCCGGTACAACCCGAACTATCCGGGCGTGCACCTGCATTGGGAAATGAACGAAAAGGGCTACCGGCTTGGCGGCCCCAAGCGGCTACTAGACCCGCGAGCTCACATCGATTGGACGCTCCAGCCGACCTACACGACCGGCGACCTGCTGAAGGCGTACTCGGTCGTCGTCGGCAAGGCGGCCGGCTTAATAGCTAAACAATAGAACTATGCTCGAAACTACGATCACCCTCGAAACGCTGGCGACCATCCCCGTCGTTTCGTTGGGCATGTCATTGCTCATTCAGTTCCTCAAAGGGGCGTTCCCGGGAGCCGATCCACGCCTGATAACCCTCGGTATGAGCCTCGCCTTTGGTGCGGCGTACTGGTGGCTATCGGATACCAGCCTCCTTGTGTCGATCGTCGGCATCCTGGGCGCCGCTAGCGTCATCTACGGATTCATACTCAAGCCGCAACCTTCCGATATGGTATGATCGAAGTACGGCCGATCGACCGGCCGTATTTCTTACGTAGACAAAGGACCGCTTGGGATGGCGGTCTTTTGCTATCCACAGGGTATGGTTGCGGTATGCCCTCATAGGTATATACTATAGGGTATTATAAGTTAAGCCCATTTAATGAAGAAACACCAATGCGAGCGCTGTAACCACGAGTGGTATCCGCGCTCGCCAATCAAGCCCACAGTTTGTCCGAACCCAAAGTGTAAGTCACCTTACTGGAATAAGCCCCGAAAAGATGCAGAGGAGAAGAGCAACTAACATCGACTTCAAGTTCGGCCACTCTCGCATGCGCGACGAGTTGGCCAGTCGGCACCAGGGCAAGGCGTTCGACGTTTTCGTCCTATGCCCGCTCATTGTGGCGGTCGCGGCCGTCGTCCTAAGCGCGGTCGCTGTATGATCCCTTTCGATTTTGAGACCATGACCGCCGCTGAGGAGATGGACGATAACAGTGGTGACGGCCCGTGCCTAGAGAAGCGACTTGAGAGTTATAAGGGTAACCCGTTCGAGTAGCATGAAGGAACGAGACAATCCCTGCCGGCACCTTCGCGTCGAACGAGGGAAGAGCGGCCTAAGCAGCAAATTTATCAGCATCCTCGCGACGGCGGTTGGCCGCGACGAGGAGTACACCCGCAAGCTTTTCGACCTATGAAGCACGAGATCAAATGTGCAGCGGTATCGCCGTACAAGATACCGAAAGACACCCGCACTCACGCGGAGATTGCGACGGAGCAAGCGCACGAGGAGGTAGCTAGCAGCCACATGATCGATTAATCACTATTTCAACATATATGGCACGAGAAGAAGTAAGAGACCCATCAACCTATTACAGCATCATCGACGGGACGTTCCGCACCCAGGTCGATCAAAACGACCCATATGCCGTCCGCCGCGAGTGGAAGGCCACGGATGGCAAGACCGGCGTGAAGTTCGAGCGCGTCGTCACCGCTCTCATCGGCTTCATCACCGACATCTCATTCTTTGAGGGCGAGTACGGGCAGCAGATCATCATCTCTCTGGATAAGGGCGCAGACGGGAAGACGCCGAAAATCGCGCTTAACACCGCCAGCCGCGAGGCCGAGGGCTTTATGAAGCGCTTGCCGGCCATCGATCTCGCCAAGGAGGTGCGCCTTCGCCCGTACTCGTTCACCGACCAGTCGGATGGCGACGAGGTGCGCGGCATCGAGGTCAATCAGGAGGACGAGAACGGCGACTTCAAACGGAAGATCGGAGACTTCTTCCGCGACCCCGAGACGAAAGCTTTCCTAAACGGCTTCCCGGCTCCAGAGGGCGACACCACCGACTACACCAAGGACCACTGGAAGTTGTATTTCACCAAGACCCGCATCTTCTTGGCGGACTACACCAAGCAGAACATCATCCCGAAGATCGCGGTGACGGAGCACCCGCAGGGCACCAGCCAGGTCGAGGCGGCGGCACCAGCTGGCGAGCCGAACCCGAACGATATTCCGTTCTAGGCCATGCGTTACCCGAAGCCAGGGACACAGGCCGATAAGGTGCTGCAAACCCTGCTAGCGGCCGACGGCGGATGGGTGTCGAAGCAGGTGTTCGTTCGGCAGCTCTTTCTCACCCAGGCCGGCGCTCGCATCTTTGAGCTGGAGCGCGAGTACGGCTGGAAGATCGAGCACAGTGATTTCACCGACGAGCACGGCTTCCGCAGCTATCGGATCGTGCGGGAGGAGCCGCATACGATGCCACTGGCGATTTAATGGCGTACTCGGCCGAATCCAATCATGCGGGGCGCGGGGGTTGAAATCCAAGAATTTGAACCTGTAAACTGTGACTTCCGCTGTTAGGGGCGCGATGAGGCAACAAAGTGGACAAGGCTGAGATCGACAAGGAAGCTCGTGAGAGTATCGCGTTTAGGCGGCGATTCGCCTTGGTTCTTGCGCGCGAAGAAGAAATACTGGACGAACTGAGATACAAAAACTCACCGGAAGGTAAGAGGGTAGCCAAGAGGCTGAGAAGGCGCGGTTTCATCAACTTTCTATTGTTTTTCTTTGCTGTACTCCTTATTGGGCTGATTTTGCAGATGATTAGAGAGACGCCTACCTAATCGCAATCTTGGCGGGATGCTAGAATAGAAGCGTGACCATCACCATTGAGGGCGAGCTGACCGACCTTAACACCTACATCAATGCCGAGCGCACCAATCGCTTCATCGGCGCGCAGCTCAAGCGCAAGGAGACGGAGAGAGTGGCGCTAGAGACACGGGCGGCCAAGGTGCCGCCTGTTTCTCGTTATCCCGTCACCATCTCTTTCCGATGGTTTTCGAAGGACGCAAGGAAGGACATCGACAACGTGGCCTTCGCCAAAAAGTTCATCCTGGACGGCTTGGTCCTGGCCGGCGTCTTGCAGGAGGACAGCCGGAAGCACGTGGCCGGCTTCGGGAGTGAGGAGTTTTATATCGACAAAGCCAGGCCGAGGGTCGAGGTCAGTATCGCGACTGGCACGCGCGGTCTCTAGAAGTGCGCCAAACCGCGGGGCACTGAACGCAAGTCGGCAAGTATTATTCGCGGAAGTCCATTTCAATTTTCTGTCGACGTGGTAGTTTTGTCCGCTGACTTCCTGGGGAGGAATTGTCCGATGAGAATCCGTAGTATTTTCATATTGTTAGCCCTATATGCGGTGGGAACAGGCCCCGCATTACCGCAGGACAACGTGTTCAAGGGTATCCTGGGCGGAATACTAAAGGGCGCTCTCTCTGGTGGTTCGCCGGAGCAAAATAACCGAAATCAACAGCCTCAGTATCAGGGCAATTCCACGCGCTCCGCGCAAGCAATTCTGCCACCTGCAGATAGGCACACGTTGAACGACGAAATGGTGCATTATTTAATCGCTGATTTCGTTGCCAATACTAACTCACGTTCTACCACCGGCGCGCCATGCGGCAACTTCTTCGAGATACCGGAGGTTAGAGTGGTAGATCGCCGCATTCGTAGCGATACAGCCAGCTTGCAAATTCAGCTTACGGCCAGACCTAAGACAAATGTGGAGCCGTTTTTCATACTGATGTGCTTTGGCATCAACACGCAGCGTCCGTGGCGTGCAGGTGGCACGAACGTAATGCAGGGCGTCTACGATTTCGAGTTGTGGGACGATGGCTGGAGGGTTACTCCGCGCCGTCCACGCTAGGTCCGACGAACTATCATAGGCAATCAGCGCCGCCGTCACCGCGTCTTCACCGGGTCAGCATTCGACTGGTTTGGCGCATTCCCCAGGGCGTCAGCCTCGATGACTGCCGCTTCGAACGCCTTGCGCGCCGCCAGCGCCCGCTTTTGGTCACCAGTGGCCTCTAACGCCTTGAGGAGCGCCTGCCTGGCGGCGCGATGTTTGGCGGTGTTGGGGTCGCCCGGCCAATCAGTAAGAAGGATGCGGGCGGCGCGCTCGGGGGAGGTGACGTTGAACGTCATGCCCGCCGATAGGCGCACCGGAACGCTGTCGCTCCACCAACCTGGCATACGCATACTCCACGAACCGCGACTCAATGCGCGGTGGTGGAGACAGTTGCGTCAGCCGAGCCAGATAATCATCGCGAGGAGCGTGGCCATGGCCGCGCCGGCCACGAACGCCCAGCCCGAGCCCGGTCCCCATGTCGGGGAATACGCGGGCTTCGGCGGGCGTTTGTCGTAGCCGGAGACCATTCTCCTCTCAGTGCCGCCCTCTGATCCATTTCGGAACGCTGAGCGGGCCGTGTTTGATGCGGCTCGTCGGGTTGCCGCGCCGTACCCACACCTTCTCCATCGTCTGGCCCTTCTGGCAAGCCTTTGGATCGAACGGCTCGCCTTCAAAGTACGCGGCGAACTCGGCGGCTTGCGCCGCCTCCCGGAAGCAGAAGATGCGCATGTCTTCATGCAGGAGGTCAAAGCCTTCCCACTTCATATAGACGCGGTAACTTTGGGGATGTTCACCAAACCGTTCCGTGCAGAACTGGTTGATGGGCTCAAAATTTTCCATCGTGCAGAATAGGTGCCAGATGGCGACTTGGTGCGGGAAGTTCTGTTCGATGTCGCGCTGATGCGAACGCTGTCGCATTCGCGATGTCGTGACCGTCACGCCCCACCTTCCACGCGCCGGCCGTGGTAGCCACGGGTGTAGCCGTACGAGTTGGTGGCCTGGGCGATATACAGCTCGTTTTCGAGCAGGCTGTTGGTGAGCAGGAGTTCCTTCACGGCCGCGCGGGCGCTGCCGAATTGCGCGATCACCTTCTCGGCTTCGTGGTCGAGGTTCACGGCTCCGCCGCTCGGTGCCATCGCTGGTTCCGCCATAGTCATCTCCGTCGATTTGATCGGACGAGCATGTCACCGACCAACGGACGGCGCAAGGATTTTGTTCCTAGTTTGTTCGCGGCAGAAAGGCGTGGCTCTTATGATCCTGCCTCGTTCACAGTCCTATTGTCTGCTCAACGTGACCATTTGGCGTTGCACAGCTTCATCCACGAGCTGGCAGGCGTCTTGTGGGTTGTCGTCAGGGTTGGCCAGTGATCGTGTAATGAGCTTGCCGTTCTCTCGTTTAGTCCGCATCGGCAGTCCGATCGCCCCGACAAAATATGCTGCACGATCAACATCGACATTGGACGGGTCTATGGAGACGGCAAACTCCGAAACCTCATCTGCATTAATCTCTATCCGAAGGCCGCCGCCTCCGATGCGAGTTCTTTCAAAAAGTCGGTAGCCGGAAGTGCCCGTCCACTTTCCCGTTTCGAGCGCAAGACATTCCGTCGCGCGCGTGGCGTTGGCCCCTACTTGATCGATGAAGCGCCCAAAGAGCATCCCTTCGATATTCACTTCATTGCACCTGTCGCAGTAGTCGCCCTCTTCAAGTAGTAGGCATTGCTTCTTTTGGTTAGTAACAAAACACACGACGGTGCCCGGATCAGCCTGAAAGTTGTGTTCACGAATACAATCTTTCAGAACACGATCGCTCGTAACATCCTCCGTTGGACGACATTTCGCTGCGGCCAGTGCGGCCGAAGTTTCGAAAAACGTAGCAACAAAAGCAGGATCATACCGCTGACGAAAGGTAAGTATCAATTTATCCGAACCACCGTCCTTGCGTACGTCAACTCTCTGCAACTCGATTTGAAACGCACTCCAAGGAAATGTTTCAAGACTGCGATCAAAAATCTCGCCGCGTGCCTTTTTTTGAAGCAGCGCAACCGAAGCTTCCGCACCGCTTCTTTGAAGTTCGCGGCTCAAGAGAGTACCTTTTATCTCTCCGCCTCCTCCAGCCACTAGTCCCAAGAAATTCTCAATTCGAGAAGCGGATACAATAACCTGCGCTTCAATTTCGTGCTGGCCGTCCCTCACGCTTGACGAGATTTCTTGATAGGCTTCTATATAGCCGTTTACCGTGCTGAAGACCCGGTCCCTAACGACAGCATCCCCACTAATTTGCCGATCAGCTACAACCAACTGCTTCAGGGTATATTGAAGCGCGTTGCGGACGGCGTCGGCCTTAGCTGCTGACGGCGTTTGACCCCTGCCGGTAACGCGGACGGTAATATCTGGCGACTCGGCAAAAGATGTTGATGCGAAAAGAAGTGTGGCTAGCATCACTAGCCACGACTTTAAATTGAAGCTCCGCATAGAGCTCTCCATCGGCAATTGAGATATCACCAGTCTGTCTGCTTTGTACGTCGTACCTCAGAGCGCTGTATGTCCAGCCGCAGTGTGCCCGGCTTTTGCTCTGGCAAAGCTGGCGCTGACGTGGTCGGTGATGCAATCAACGCTTGCAACTCCGAAGCGGCTGCGAGGCTCTTCTTACTGATGCCGACCACTGTCCAGGCTTCGGACTTCGACTCGTCATATCCGCTTTCGAGCACGATGACGCCCTTCAGCGTGCCGGCAGCAAACGAGCCTGTTAGCTCTGTGAGCGTCTCCGACACGACCCCTTCGTCCACTTTGGAAAGCGTGCCTTCACCGCCGTTTTCTCGCCGCTGCGTAGCGCGAGTCACGTCGGACTGGACCTCCGTTACGAGACGCGACGAAGCGCTCATCTGTTCCATGGTTCGAACGAACTGCGCCTTTGCCTTTTCCTCAGCGATTACCTGAGCTTTGTGAATACCACGGCGGTCCGGAATAACCACTGGCGTACTGTAACGTGAGGACGCTCTTAGTAGTGTTCCGTCAGGCGCCCACTCAAACTCTACGCCGTTCACGCCAGCTTGCCACGTAAGGCCGCCGTCGCTGCCGACCGATGCCTCGCCGCTAACGGCCGGAACTGCACCTATCGAGAGAACTGCAACTGCTAGGAAGCGAGATACGCGCATGAGGGGTCTCCCAGTTGACAGAGAATGAGAACCTATGAGGAGTTTGTGTCACAAGAATGTCTCACAAGCGACACAGTTATCCACAACGTGAGATTGTATCTCGTGATAAGATAATCATATGGCACAAAACACAAACACAATTGGATATTGTCTCGGCGGGGCAGGTGTTTTGTGCCAACAAAATCACCCTGCCGAGCTAGTACCCAATTGGAAGCACGCTTAATCGGCGTGCTTTTCTGTTGCTGACGGGGAAAGGTGGCCGAATCTCGCGGCCTCCCGTTGGACGCCATTAAACGCGAGAACTCATAGCTTGATGTTTGGGGCAGCATCCCCAAGCCCGACCGTATGAGGCCACTGGTGCCGTAGCCTAGACCCTTGAACGGCAACATGCTCGGGGTAGGACCCAACAAGGGAGCCTACTTACAGTCTGAGGGGAGAACACGCGGAGAGACAACCGCATTCCAGTGTTCGAGGTCAGGTTCGTCTGTGACGGCCTTTTAGCCCTTCTATGCCCGCCGTATGAGATACCAATATCACGAACTTACGAGAGAGGACCGACGACGGCTATTCGCTGCCGTCCTGTTATGTCCGATTTGCGAAGGTAACAGCCATTCGTTCAAGATGGTCGCCGACCACTGCCACAAGACCGGGTTCGTTCGCGGTATCATCTGTGAGCGGTGCAACTCTTGGCTTGGCGTGTTTGAGGGCAAGAGGAGCCGCGATCACAAGCGTCAGCATCTTGAAAAGGTGCAGAGGCGCTACGGCGTGTCGCCTCGGAGGTTCACCAAATACCTGCATCGACCGCCACTTTATCACTAAACCAATCAATTAATGAAAACAACAATCAGGATCGGCAAACCAGCCGACTACTATCGCAAAGAGTTCAAGAAGAAAGGAATAGAGGTTCTTTCCTATGCCGACGAGTTACTAGACAAAATGTCGGGCAACAAGGAGGAGGCTATAGAAGTCACTACCATGACGATCAGAGAGTTGGGCTTCACCGACTACCCCACCACCACTAAGTTGTTCAATCGCGTCAAAAAGATGGGAGAACTGCTCCCAGCCGAAGCGGGGCCAGCCCTACGTTTAGCGTACGAAGACCAACCTAAGGGTAATTGGCTGTATACGATGATGGAACCAATTGCCGGCTCCGATGGCGACCCGCGCGTGTTCAGCGTCCGTCGGCGCGACGACGGCGAACAGTGGCTCGGCACGGATTGGGTCCGCCCCGGCCGCGGGTGGCGTCTCGACGGCGAGATCGTCTTCCGTCTCCGCAAGGAGAACTCAGACCCTCTGTCCTCTCAGTCCTCTGAACCTTTGATTTTGGAAAAGGCCATTGAGGTCTGCAAGGAGGCGGGGATGGTGGTTTATAAGCCGATGTAAGAAAGGAGGTATAAAATTAGAAAACCAAGTCGTCAGCCTAGAGCTGGCCAAGAAGCTTAAAGAGTTGGGAGTGAAGCAGGAGAGTCATTTTCGATGGATTAAAGACTTTGATAGTTCCATGGATGGATGGTGCGTCACCACGTTACCAGGAGTAGATAGTCGAGAATGGTACGCCGCCTTCACCGTCGCAGAGCTGGGGGAGATGCTTGAACCGAGCTTGTCGATGCCAACGAAAGTGTGGCCTGCTGCCGGTTTTTCGGACACCAGGTTAAGCTAACATAGCTTTCTCCTCGAACTCGACGGGGCTCATATAGCCCAGCGTCGAGTGCCGTCGCC